GATGCTGGTGTAATAAAATTATATGGAATATTGGACTCATAATGGCATTACCTTCAGAAAAATTAATTACAATAAATGATAGAGGAGCTAGAGCAGCTACTACCTTTGGGTCACTTTCACAAGGTGGAGGTAATATGGTATTTATTAGTAAATTTACTTCTGATGGTTCTGATGCTACAGCAACTTTTACAAATATAGATTCTACTTATAAAGAATACGTTTTTGTTTGTACTAATCTTCATCCACAAACAGACAGTAGAGAATTTCAAGTAAATTTTAGAGATGGTTCTACAGCTTACGATGCTACTAAAACTACAACATATTTTAGGGCTTACCATGATGAAGCAGATTCAGCAACCACACTAAGTTATGATGGAAATAACGATGAAGCACAATCTACAGACCCACAATATTTATCAAGTTCTGTAGGAGCAGATGCTGATCAATCTACTTCTGGTATATTACATTTATTTAATCCATCATCTACTACATTCGTTAAACATTTTATCTCAACTTTTAATCACAACACTGCTGATGATTATAGTCAAGTTATATATGTTGCAGGTTACTGTAATGTTACAGCTGCTATTGATGGTGTACAATTTACTTTTAGAACTGGAGAAATACAAGGTGGAACTATCACCTTGTACGGAATAACTTAATATGATAAACAATTTAAAAGGAGTAATTTAATATGGCCTATATAGGTAGTCAACCCACAGTCGGTAATTTTCAAGCTTGCGATGCAATATCTGCAACAGCAACTACTACATTTAACCTAACAGTAGGTAATGTTGCAATTAGCCCACAATCAGCTCAACACTGTTTAGTTTCACTAAATGGTGTATTACAGGCTCCAATATCTTCTTACACAATTTCAGGCAGTACGATTATATTTGCCGCAGCATTGACAACGGATGACTCTATCGATTTTATAACAGTATTAGGTGACGTTTTAGATCTTGGAGTTCCTTCAGATGATACTGTAGGTGCAGCACAAATTAAAGCAGATCTTATCTCTGGTACTACAGCATTAGCGGCTGAACCAGCAGACACAGATGAGTTTTTAGTTTCCGATGCTGGTGTTCTTAAAAGAATTGACTACTCATTAATTAAGGGTGGTGGAATTACAGAAGCTGATAATTGGAGATTAACTACAAATTTTTCAGGTGATGCTGCACCAATAGCTTCTAACTGGGAAAGAGGAGATACAGATGGTGCTGGGTATTTTGGAACTGGTATGTCGCAAAGTTCTGGAATATTTACTTTTCCTTCAACTGGTTACTGGTATATAACTTATACTGCTTTGTTTTTATTAGGTAGTGGTGCTGATAGTGCATATCAATCAATAAGTATGCTAACAACTCTAAATAATTCAAGTTATAGTTTAGCATCTGGTGCAAACACCTTTGTTAATGGTGTAGGTAGTGGAAATACCTTTTCAAGTGGAGTAACAAGTTTTATATTTGATGTTACAGACACAACAAATCGTAAAGTAAGATTTGACACTGATAGTGCAAACACAAGCACAGTAACAATAGGAAGCACTGCTGAAGATCAAACTTCTGTAAAATTTATTAGATTAGGAGATACATAAGATGGATAATAATGGTAGAGCAAATCACATAGAAGATTATTTAGCACAACTACATACTGGACAATGGTTCGGTTGGTCAGATTCTAAAAATAAAGTTTATGCAAATTTAATTATACATGATGATAGTAAATCTAAACCTAGTGAAGCTGATTGTACAAATGGTTTAAAAACTTTACAAGATAATTTTGATACTGCAAAAACAAACGCAACAAACAAAAAAGCATCTGGCAAACAAAAGTTAAAAGACTTAGGTCTTGATGACGCTGAGATAAAAGCATTAACGGGAGCCTAACTCATGGCTATCCGAACTGCAGTCAACAGAGCACTAACAGCAATTACAGCGTTGCCCACAGCGGCAGCCTTGACTGATGGTAATTTGACGTTGCTTACAACAGCAACAGCATCAAGTTCTGCAACACTTACATTTGATAGTAATATAAACTCTACTTACAATAGTTATTTATTTAAGTTTATAGATATTCATCCAGCAAGTGAAAGTAGCGATGCACATTTATGTGTTAATTTTAGAGATGGGGGTAGTAACTATGATGCTACCAAAACAACAACTTATTTTGATGCAACTCACTCTGAGGCAGATTCTACCAGCCTAGCTTATAGTACATCTCATGATTTAGTTCAGGGAACAGGAGTCGCTAAAATATCTTCTGATATAGGTGCAGATAATGATCAAGCTGGATCTGGTACATTACAACTTTTTGATCCTAGCTCTACTACGTTTGTAAAACATTTTATTTCTAGAGTACAGATAGCAAACGCTGGAGATAGTTCTCAAGATACATTTGTTGCAGGTTATGCAAATGTAACAGCAGCTATTGATGGAGTTCAATTTACGCTTTCTAACTCAGCAAATATAGATTCTGGAACAATTAAAATGTACGGAGTGGGGCCGAAACAATAATGGCATTAGTTAAATATAATGATAGATCTCTTAGAAATCTAACCACGACTCCTGCAGCGGTAACAGGAAATTCTCCAGGTGCATTGGTACATATTAAAACTTTAACTGCTAGTAGTTCTGGAACATTGTCATTTGTAAATGGAAGTTCAGATGTAGTTTTAGATAGTACATATCCTATTTATAAGTTTGAGTTTATATCAATTCACCCAGCTACTAATAATTCAGATTTTCAATTTAATATGAGTTTAGATAGTGGAAGTAATTATAATGTAACAAAAACATCAACTGTATTTGAAGCATATCAAAATGAAGATGATTCTCAAGGTGCACTAGGATATGGTTCAAGTTATGATTTAGCACAAAGCACATCAAATCAATCTCTAATGAATGCTGTAGGAAATGATAATGATAAAGGTTCTAATGGTTCTTTATTAATTTTTAATCCATCTTCTACAACTTTTGTAAAACATTATATATATAAAGGAAATCATATTACTGGTGGTAATTCTTCAGTAAATTGGTTTGTTGCTGGATATGGCAATACCACATCTGCTGTAAATGCTATTCGTTTTCAAATGTCATCTGGCAACATAGACGCTGGTAAAATTAAACTCTATGGAATTAAGGATAGCTAATGACATTACCTTCAGAAAAATTAATTACAGTAAATGACCGAGGAGCTAGAGCAGCTACTACTTTTGGATCTGTTGCAGCTGTCGGTGGTAATATGGTGTTTATTAAAAAGCTGACTGCATCAAGTTCAAGTACTTTAACTTTTCATGATGGAGTATCTAGTGTTGTATTAGATTCTACCTACAAAGAATACTTATTTACTTTTAATAATATACATCCAGCAACAGATAATGTTGAGTTTAGATTTCAAGTAAATAAAGCAGGAGCTAGTGGTTTTAACGAAACTATTACATCTAGTGCTTTTCAAGCAACTCATGCAGAAGCAGATGGTTCAACAGCAATAGCATATAGAACTGATTATGATCAAGCACAAGGAACAAATTTTCAACCAATATCAAATACTGTTGGCAATGGTAATGATGAAAGTATAAGTGGTTCTTTACACTTATTTAATCCATCATCAACAACTTTTGTAAAACATTACATGGCTAGAACAAATACTTATTACTATGGAGATATTACTGTTGATATGCATCATGCAGGATATATTAACGAGACAGATGCTATTGATGAAATTCAATTCAAAATGTCATCTGGCAATATAGACGCTGGAGATATTTGCCTTTACGGAATACTATAAACATGTTAATTAACAATAAAGGAGAAAACTATGCCAAGATATCACAACATTAACGGTAACAGAGTACAGTTTACAGAAGCTGAAGAGACAGCTAGAGACAACGAGGAAACAGCTTGGACTAATGCTGCTCCTGCTAGAGCTTTAGCGGATCTAAGATCTAAAAGAGATGGTCTTTTAAAAGCGTATGATTGGGAAATTTTATCAGAACTTGAAAAAGGTAATGCTATATCAGACGATATGAAGACTTACAGACAAGCTCTTAGAGATTTACCTGATGGTAAAGACACTGTTGCTAAATGTACAGACGCTACGTGGCCAACTAAACCGTAGTAAAGCATAGGATTACACTATGTTACAAAAAGTAAAGTTTGCACCTGGATTCAATAAACAAGTTACATCAACGGGTGGCGAGAGCCAATGGGTTAATGGTGACAATGTTAGATTTAGATATGGTACACCTGAAAAAATAGGTGGTTGGGCTCAACTAGGATCAGTTGATATCACAGGTCGTAATACAGCTATTCACCATTTTGTAAATACATCAGGTATTAAGTATGCAGTTCTTGGTTCTAATAGAATATTATATGCATATTCGGGTGGTATTTTTTATGACATACATCCAATTAAATCTACAACAACTTTAACATCTGCATTTTCTACAACTAACGGATCTGCAACTGTTACAATAACTTTTGCATCAGCACACAATGCAAACAAAGGTGATATTATATTATTAGATAATTTTACAAGTATCACTAATTCTAATTTTACATCTGGTAATTTTGATGACAACAAATTTCAAGTATCAAGTATACCCACAACTACTACACTAACAATTACTATGGCATCTAACGAATCAGGATCAGGTGCAAGTACGTCTGGTGGTATTCGTGTTAAACATTATTATCCTGTTGGACCAGCAGTAGAAGTTGCATCAACTGGTTGGGGTCTTGGATCATGGGGTGGTGTAGAACAAGGACAGTTTACGTCAACTCTTTCATCAGGAATTAATGCATCAGTTACATCATTAACTATGGCAAGTTCAACATCATTTCCATCATCAGGTACCGTACAGATTGGTTCTGAACTAATAACCTATACTGGCAATAGTGGTGGCACACTATCTGGGTTAACAAGAGGAGCTAAAGGTACAACAGCTGCAACACACTCAAGCGGTGCAACTGTTACAGATGCATCAAACTTTTTTGCATGGAACGCTGCCGCATCAGGAGACATTGTAACGGCACCTGGATTATGGTCATTAGATAATTTAGGTAATAAACTTGTTGCAACTATTAATGGTGGTGAAAGTTTTGAATGGGATTCAAATCCAATTACTGCAAATAATACTAGAGCAACAATTATATCAGGAGCGCCAACAGCATCTGCATTTAGTTTGGTATCAACACCAGATCG